GGTTCGACATCAGGTATAACATGGGCAAAACGTCTGGAGCAATTGGAAGATGACTATCCCCAAGATTAATTTTAAAAAGTGGGGCGAAGGAATTAATCCCCCTGAAAGACTAACTGAAGAACGTGTACAGGAGATGATTGATGATGCCATACGAAAGCATAATCGTAATGCTTCAATTATCTCCATGTGTGTTGGTTGGTTTGTTCTTGCACTTTTTGCTGAGGGTCTGCTTAGACTCATTGGAGTAATCGATCCTATTTTCCCATGGCTGGACATCACGCTGAAGTAATTGGCATAGTCTTGTTACTAGTATTTGCAGCAACTATGTTTTATCAGGGAACCATGATAATGAGACAGCATCATGGGTACTCTCAACGCTATATAAAGCGTGACATAGAAAACATGCGTCGTAGAGTTGAGGAGATACTCAAGAATGACGAAGACTCATAATCATGATAATGAACCTATGCCTAACTGGGTTATTTGGGCTGGTGTAGGTTTGATGATGTTCACAGTTATTATTTTTCTTGTCTTCACTCTTTCTGTAATTTATTTCGGATAATGGAACATTTACTCGGACGGGCACTGTTAATCATAGCGGTGCCTTTTGTTTTAACTACAATCTATTTCGGCTCTAAGAAGGGGCACTATTATGAATCCGAACACTATAAGGGAAATGGAACCGCACACTAGACAGCGGTTTCATTTCGCAGTATCGTCATTCTCTAGGATGTATGGTGTTGATAAGGCTACACCCGAGATGATTGACTTCTGTGCTGGGTGGGCAGAACAAACAATGCCTGCTCCACTAGAAGGGTTGAATGAAGTGGACATTTATTTTAGAAGACTATGGAACCTGAGATCGCAGTACAATTAGGAATACTCTTCTTCATGTGTATGTTTGGCGTTTTTCTATTTTTAATTTCTTTATTCTAATGGGACACATTGCTGCTTGGACACTAAATAATCCATACACCCTCGGTATACTATGTTTTCTTTTAGTCATGGTTCCGATTATTGGGATTGCATATGTGCATAAAAAATGAAACTTTGGATGCTTGGTAATCGTTTTACAACAGAAACTTACGAACGAGAAAGATTTGTAGAAGAAGCAACTAAATATGGTATCGATTTTAATTTAGTCTTTGCAGACGAAATCGATTTGATTGTTTCTAGAGATGACCGCAAATCCATTCGATATCGTAATGATATTGTTCCTCTCCCTGACGTGCTACTTGCTCGTACTGGGTCTGGTACTGGTTATTTTAACCTCAGTGTTCTCCGACAGTTTGAAAGACTGAACGTATTGACACTACCAAACTCTCAGGCAATTGAGGCATCAAAGGATAAACTTTATGCCAATCAGATTTTAGCGCAAGCAGGTCTTCCCATACCAAAAACTCTTCTTACTCGATTTCCCTGTAAAGCAGAGTTGGTGGAAAAACAAGTAGGATTTCCATGTGTCTTGAAAGTTATTACTGGCAGTCATGGTGCTGGTGTATATCTTTGCCGAACACCAAAAGAATTTGAAGATTTAACAGAATTAATTTCTAGTCTGGACAGTAAGACTAGCATGATTATCCAAGAATATATTTCTCATTCTGAAGGAAGAGATTTGAGAGTAATTGTTATTGGTGGGCGTGTAGTTGGAGCAATGCAACGTACATCAACTGATGGGTCATTTAAAGCAAATATTTCTAGGGGTGGAGAAGGTGCTCCACATGAAGTTGATGATGAAATGGAAATGCTTGCTATTCAAGTTGCAAAGGTACTTGACCTTGATATTGCTGGTGTTGACTTATTATTTCATCCTGACGGATATAAAATTTGTGAAGCCAATTCTTCTCCTGGATTCAAAGGATTTGAAAAGGCATTAGGTATCAATATACCAGAAAAAGTTTTTGCGTATGCCAAGATGAGGTCTTGCACATAATGCCAGAGTTTGTTCCAGGTGTATTTGTAATTCTTGGGTGTGGACTAGCATTTACACTGTACTGTGTCGTATATATACTTAGACTAGCATTTAAGGAGATGCACGAAGATGGCCAAGTCCGCGAACAAGGGCAAGAAGGGTCAATCGAAGCAGAATCAAGGCAACGCGACTGCGAAGAAAGCTAAGAATGGAGGAAAGAAAAAGTAATGGGCGCAATGACACCACCAAGTCGAAAGAGTTGTTACAACTTCCGAGTGACTAGTATAGATAGAGTGCTCGACGGAGACACTATCGATGTCACGATTGATCTCGGTTTTGATTTATATAAAAAAGAAAGAGTTAGAGTCGCTGGGGTTGACACTCCAGAGAAACGAACTAAGGACGATGAAGAGAAAGCACTGGGATACGATGCCACCAACTGGCTTAAGGACAAGCTTGAAGGTGCTATCTCTGGCGACGATGACCTTGTTATTCGCACTGAGCTTGTTGGTGGTGTTGGCAAATACGGTAGACTTCTCGGGTGGCTTTACATCGGAGATGCAGAAGTTTCACTCAACGAGCAAATGATCACCGAAGGATATGCCTGGGCATATGATGGTGGCACCAAGCAAAAAGACTTTGAGGAACTCAGAGAAATTCGTAGACAACATGGAACTTTAGTATGATTAGCACATTATTTGTTTTTGGTTTTACCCTACTGTTATGTTGGGCAATGGAAACAACATTCCCAACTGGCACCAAAGGTATTAAAAGGTATTGAGTATGAGTACGACAGAAGTATACTTAGGTAATCCTAATCTAAAAAAAGCGAATGTTGCTACGGAGTTTACTCCAGAGCAAGTACAAGAGTATTTGAAATGTTCTGAAGACCCAGTATACTTCGTCACTCATTACATCAAAATCGTATCTCTTGACGAGGGTGTTATTCCTTTTAGGATGTATGATTTTCAGGTTGACATGGTTAAAAGATTCCATGACAACAGATTCAATATTGCAAAACTTCCTAGACAGTCTGGTAAGTCTACCGTCGTTACGGCATACCTTCTTTGGTATGTTCTGTTTAATCAAAATGTCAACGTAGCAATCTTAGCAAACAAAGCAGCGACTGCGCGTGAAATGTTAGGTCGTTTACAACTATCTTATGAAAACCTCCCCAAGTGGCTCCAGCAAGGAATCCTCCAATGGAACAGAGGTAGTTTGGAACTGGAGAATGGAAGCAAAATCTTGGCTGCATCTACTTCGGCTAGTGCCGTCAGGGGTATGTCTTTTAACGTTATTTTTCTGGACGAATTCGCGTTCGTTCCGAATCATATCGCTGACCAGTTTTTCAGTTCTGTTTATCTGACTGTATCATCAGGTAAGTCAACAAAAGTTATTATCATCTCTACTCCTCATGGGATGAACATGTTCTACAAACTCTGGCATGATGCAGAGAAGGGTAAGAACGAATATATTCCTACAGAGGTCCATTGGTCTCAAGTTCCTGGACGTGATGCTGCTTGGAAAGAACAGACTATCAAGAACACTTCAGAAGCACAGTTCAAGGTTGAGTTTGAGTGTGAGTTTTTAGGTTCGGTTGATACACTCATCAATCCAAGTAAACTGAGAACAATGCCATATGTTGACCCCATCAAGCAATCAAAGGGTCTTGCCTTATATGAGAATGCTATTCCTGAGCATAATTATATCATAACTGTTGACGTTGCAAGAGGTACATCCAATGACTATTCTGCGTTTATGGTTATGGATACAACTACCTTACCCTACAAGGTTGTTGCACGCTATAGGAACAATGAGATTAAACCTATCGTATTCCCCAATATCATTGTTGATGTTGCAAAGAACTATAATAATGCTTACATCTTGTGCGAAGTAAATGACATTGGTGGACAGGTTGCGGATATTATTCAGTTTGATTTGGAGTATGAGAACCTTTTGATGGCAGCAATGCGTGGTCGTGCAGGACAGCAGTTAGGTCAAGGATTCTCTGGTAAAAAGACGCAACTGGGTGTCAAGATGTCTACTGCGGTTAAACAGGTTGGATGTTCCAATCTTAAAGCGTTGATTGAGGAAGATAAACTCCTTATACCAGACTACGACACGATTGCAGAACTAACTACATTTATCGTCAAGGGTCAATCATTTGCCGCAGAAGACGGATGTAATGATGACCTTGCAATGTGTCTTGTCATCTTTGGATGGATGGCAATGCAACCATACTTCAAGGAAATGCATGACGATGATGTTCGTAAACGTATCTATGAAGACCAACGTGAAGCAATTGAGGAGGATATGTCTCCATTCGGATTTATGGATGATGGACTAGGTGACGAGTATTTTGCAGATGCTCAAGGTGATGTGTGGCAGGTTGCGGAATACGGAGATAAATCCTATATGTGGGAGTGGAGATAAAGATTCAAAAATATAAATAATCCTAGACAACCCGATGACGGCATTTTACCTCTAGGAGAATTTAAACATGGCAGCCAATCAATCCTCGCCAGGTGTAGTCTTTCAGGAAAGAGACCTAACGACTATTACCACTTTATCGACCGCAAACGTCGGTCTTATTGCAGCACCTTTTACAAAGGGTCCTGTAGAGCAAATCGTTGAAGTTTCTAATGAAAGAGAATTAGCCGAAATTTTTGGCAAACCTAACGATGCTAACTATGAGTACTGGTATACTGCTTCGCAGTACCTTTCTTATGGTGGCACTCTGAAGGCTGTTCGTGTTTCTTCTACAAGTTTAAAGAATGCGGTTGCCGATAAAACTGGTGCTGTCGATACTCTTCTGATTAAGAACCTCGACCAGTATGAAACTAGCATTGAAGGTAACACCAATACTTTCTTCTGGGCAGCAAGAACTCCTGGCACCCTCGGTAATTCTATCGGCGTATTCATGACCGATGCTGGTGCAGACCAGATTGCCATTCTTCCTGCTCCTGGTGCTGGTAACGATTGGGAATTTGTTGCTGACGAAGCAGTCTCCGCAGCATCTGGTGCCGCTGGTAAAGTTTACAAGTATAGCATTCTCTTAACTCTGGAAAATGTTGTTGGTGACTTCACACCTGGTCAGGCAACAACTGTCACAATTACTGGTTCTCCAGAGAGCGTAAACGTTCTTGCATGGGACCCCGCTAACAAGAAACTTGAAATTGATCTCCCTGGTGGTGGTGTTACAGGTATCATCGGTGATGGTCAGGTTGTAACCCAAGGCGTTAACACTGCAGATATTGCTACTTCTGGTGTTGAGCGTAAACTGTATATTGTTCTCAATAAGGACAGCATTGCATTTGCTGCTACTGACGTTGTAGACGATACAAACGGAACTAGCGCAACTATTTCTTCTGTTCGTGACGAGTATACTGAGCGCGAATATCTGCCTGGTCTTAATTGGGTCAATGTTGCTGGTCGTCCTGGAACAAGTCTTTATGCATCTAATGTGGGTGGTTATCGTGACGAAGTTCACATCGTTGTAGTTGATGTTGATGGTAAAATCACTGGTACAACTGGTGCTGTTCTTGAGCGTTTTATCGGACTTTCTAAGGCATCTGATGCTAAAACTTCGATTGGTGAAGCAAACTACTATGTAACTGTTCTTAAGCAGCGTTCTGAGTACCTCTATTGGGGTGGTCATGAAGATGAAGTTTTTGCTTCGACCGCTACTCTTTCTGATGGTAACTGGGGTCAATCCGCTGGTGCTCGTCAGTTTAACTTAATTCGTTTTGCTTCTGGTTCTGTTGATTTTCCCGCAGGACGTACAACAATTGGCAGTGCAAACAATGCCACTTCATTCTACCGCCTCAGCGATGGCGCAGACTATTCAACATCTGGTGGTAACTACAGTGTCACTAATACCGATGTTGTAAGTGCATACGAACTCGGAGAAGACCCAGAATCTCAGCAAATTGATTTCATCCTCACTGGTCCTTCTGGAGCAGATGATGCGGAAGCAATTGCTAAAATTACTTCTTTGGTAAACATTGTTGAAGAGCGTCGTGACTGCATGTTATTTGTTTCTCCTCGTAGAGCAAACGTAGTTGGAGTATCTAGCTCAACATCTGCAACCAGCAATATCATCGATTTCTTTAATCAACTACCATCGTCTTCTTACGTTGTATTTGACTCTGGTTATAAGTACATTTACGATAAGTATAATGATGTTTATCGTTATGTACCTTGCAACGGCGACGTTGCTGGTCTCTGCCTGCAAACAACTGAAGTTGCAGAACCTTGGTTCTCGCCCGCTGGTTTCCAGAGAGGAAACCTAAGAAATGCAATTAAACTCGCATTTACTCCTACCAAGTCTCAGCGTGACCGCTTGTATGCTGCTCGTGTTAACCCCATCGTTTCGTTCCCTGGTCAAGGTGTTGTTCTTTACGGTGACAAGACTGCTCTCGGATTTGCTTCTGCATTCGACAGAATCAACGTTCGTCGCTTGTTCCTCCCCATCGAGCTTGTCATCAGTGGTGCTGCCAAGTCCCAACTGTTTGAGCAAAACGATGAGTCGCAGCGTTCGCTGTTCCTGAACATTGTTGAGCCATACATGCGCGATGTCCAAGGTCGTCGTGGCGTAACCGACTTCCTGGTTAAGTGTGATAGCGACAATAACCCCGCTGAAGCAGTTGACCGTGGTGAGTTTTACGCAGAAATCTATGTCAAGCCAACTCGCACAATCAACTACATTACTCTGACATTCGTTGCCACCAGAACTGGTGTTGCATTCACCGAAGTCGCTTCCTGATAACATTTGACGCAATCAAGAGACCCTTCGGGGTCTCTTTTTTTGTCTGAAAATATTGCTTAGTCTAAATATTAAAGACGGAGACATTTTAAACCAATGGCAAAAAGAGGAACAATTGACGATTTTAAGGCAAATGTCGCATCCGACTTTGCTCGTCCTAATCTATTCCAAGTAGATTTGAACTTCCCTCAAGGCATTATCAACAATGCATCGTTAATTGAACTGGGTAAATTTACTGTTCGTGCAGCAAATCTTCCTGCTTCTAACATCGGTGTTATTGAAGTTCTTTTTAGAGGTCGTGTTCTGAAAATCGCTGGAGATAGAACGTTCGAACCATGGACAATCACTATTCAAAACGATAGTAATTTTGTTCTGCGTAATGCGTTTGAACTTTGGGCATCTAGCATTCAAGCATACAACGAGAACTTTACTTCTGCTGCAGGTCTTGGTGATTCTGATGACGCAACTGGTTACTTCGCTGATATGACTGTTCATCAGTTAGCACGCGATGTTAAGAACGGAGAGGCACCTAAGATTCTTAAGTCGTACAAGTTC